AAAGTCTGTACACACACGGCAATTTTTCACCATCCTTTTTTAGGTTTTTGCAATCTCCACTTTACAATTTACGGTTATTTTAGCACGACAAGCGTCGTAACGGTCGTTTTACAAAAATAACCATGAAATTATTTGCACTTATCCGATAAATTACCGACCTTTGCCAATGTAAATTATTAATTTAACAAATTATTATTATGGCAAAGGCAATATTATTAGTCAGAGTTTCCACTACAAAACAGGAAATAGAAGCACAGAAAAACGAGTTAATACAACTCGCAAACAATGACGGCTACAAGAACAATAACCTCATCATCATTGAGGGTGTAGGTGCTTCCGCAATTAAACTAAATGATATTTATCTTCAAGAAATGGAAGAACTGTATAACACCATTTCAACTGAAAATATTTCTGCCGTTTATGCTTGGGAAATTTCCCGTATCGGTCGTAACGAGGAAATTCTCATGAAGTTCAAAAATTTTCTTATTGAAAGAAAAGTCCAATTAGTTATAAAAAATCCGTCACTCAGACTGTTGAACAATGACGGAACTGTTAACACAGGTGTTGAACTTGCATTCTCGTTATTCGCTACGATGTCAAAACAAGAGATGGAAATAAAAAAAGAACGTTTTAAAAGGTCTAAGGAACGCAACAAATTAGAGGGAAAATTTAATGGCGGTATTGTTAAATTTGGCTATGCGTTGGACAGTACAAACCATATGATTCCGCATCCTGTTAATGCTGATATAGTAAGAAACTGTTTTGACCTTTATGTCAATCAAGGGAAGACCTTGAAATACATACACAACTATCTTGCAAGTCAGGGTGTCGCAAAGGAAATATACAAGTATAACCAAAGCGGTTGGAAAGCAAGAAAGATAATAAAGGACATCTGTTATACAGGTGTAAACTATCCTGCACTTATAAGTAAGGAAATCTATGAAAAAGCACAGATACAAATAAATCAAAATATTGATAACAGGGAAACAAAAAACGTGCTTTACTGTAAAGGACTTATAAAGGAAAAGACCACCAATAAGACGTTAGTAGCGGCTATGGGCGTTATTTCGTACAAGTTACAAATACCAAATATTCAGATGTATCTTAACATTAATGCACTTGACAGTGTAGCGTGGTATTATGCACAGATATTGCACGGTGTATATACCTCAAAGGACACTGAGAAGACCAAGAGAGAATATGAAGAAAAGATACAGGAAAACAACACAATAATACAGGACTTACAACACAAGACAGACACCATCCAAAAGGCAATAAAACGTGCTATACGCTTGAATATAGAGCAACCTGAGCACTTCACAAGTGATGACTTGAATGACCTCATAAAGGAAAAGGAAACTGAAATAGCACATTACAAAAGACAGATTACTGACATTGAAATAGACAATGTTAGGATGAACAACTTCATCACGGGAACTGAAAAGGACATCCTTGTATTTGGCCCTAACCCAAGTGATGAGAAGAAGAGGGAAATTATTAATACCGTTATTGAAAAAATACAAGTAGAACAACTTGCAAGAGCGGAATACAAGTTGATTGTATTCAACAAAGTCGGTATGTCAGACACATCATATTTCTCTTACAAGACAAGCGGACATGACGTTAAGGTCTATCATGTAATGCACAACGGTGCTAAGATAGAAATCACTATAACAATAAGGTATAAGAGAAAAAGGTACGAGAAAAAGCAATAAAAAAAGCAACCCCTACTATCTTCACAGACGGTAGGGGTTTTTAAAAAAATTGATAATAAATTTAAAAATGGCTAGTTTAAAAACAATCAATCATTCAGAAAAGAATTAAAAATATAGAATATGAAACAAATAGTGTTTATATATAAATAGTATGTTTTTACTAAAAAATCAAAATTTATTCTTTTTTTTCATTTTTTTTGTCTTTTTGTTGTGTTTGGTGTATTTCGTTGTGGCATTTTGCACATAATGCCATCAAATTATTCCAATCCAATAATAAGGCTAATTTTTGCTCAGGTGCCAATCCTTCTTGGAATGGCGATATCTTATGATGCGTATGTTCCGAGGGTGTTGTGCGACCCTCTTCCAAGCATTTTGCGCACAACGGATTTTGCATTAAAAAAAGTTTGCTTAAATTGCGCCACTCCTTCATTTGGTAGAGTTTCTGACGTTCTTTTCTTTTGTCACTCACTTTTGGTTTTGGTTTGTATATGTATCTCGCCATGATATACTGATTGGTTTAACGGGAGAAACATCGTTGGTTGATTCTGTTTCTCTCTAAAATTTGTGAATTCCTTCTTGTTAATGTTCCAATTCCTTATTCTTATCTTATTGAAATCCAACTTATTTAAGTTGAAGATATAATATTCCGTATCGTTTAACAGGTATATGATTAATGGTGTCACATTGTTGGGTGTATCGTCCTGTATGTCGCAGTATTTTGTCACCTTTAACGGTAATGTATGGTATTTGTTCATATCCTGTTGCCTTTCCTTTATTTCCAAGTTGTAACGCCATGTGTCGTTTATATACATTTTGGTGTCAACGGGTGAATATGGTTTGTTGCGTTTTAATGTCGCAGTTTTATTATATTTTTCAAATATATTTTTCATAATTATTGATGCTGTAATAAAGTCCTGTTCTTCCTGTTTCTCAATTGTAGCAGTCATTTCCCTTACTCATTTTATCGCTTATTTTCATGAGTTTAGGAAAAAGAACCAACTTATTATGGACTTTGTTGTTGTAAAGTCCTTGCTTTCCTGTGCCTGCATTGCGGGCACATTCATTGTTGAGTTGAGTTGCATTTGCCATATTTTTTTACTTATTTATTGTTGAGGATGGAATCCTCTATCTGTTTCATTTTTTCATACATTACAATTGCGTTGTATTGCGTTGTTGTGTCAATCTGCTGTCTTATATCATTCCAACGCTGAAAACGCTCTGTGCGCTCTCTCAGACCCCTTATTTGGCATCCTGTGTAAATGAATGTTGCTGAGATGCAGATAAAACATACTGTAATGATGATTTTTGATATTACACTGAAAAGGTCATTCTTCATATTACTTAAATTTTATAAAGATTATTTCTGAATTGTTCAATCTTGAAGCAAGGACAAGCCTTATTTGCAAACTGATAGTGTCCAAAAACATGGCTGAGTGGGATGTCGTATTGTTCCATCAAATCTCTGACAAGTTTGTTCAATGCCTTTATTTGTTTTTCATTTCTTGTGTCCTTTGGTTTTCCTTTACTGTCAAGTCCTCCAACGTAACATATTCCAATGCTGTCAGCGTTATGTCCTGTGCAATGTGCGCCACTGATATTTATGTCTCTTCCGTTATGTACTGAACCATCAAGTTCTATGACAAAATGATATCCAATATCTTTCCATCCTCTGTTTTTTATATGGAATTTCCTGATTGCTTCAGTTTTCACATCTTTTCCCTCTTGTGTTGCAGAGCAATGAAGGATTATCTTGGTTATTTTGCGTTTTGTTGGTAAAATACTCCCAAATAGTTTGATATAAGTCTTTTTTCCAACAATGCCATCACAAAGTAATCCGTTTTCTGTTTGAAAGTCCCTCACCGCCTCTTCTGTGAGGTCTCCAAATATACCATCAGGGTATAAATGGAGTTTCTGTTGTATTTTCTTCACATCCTCACCTCTGTCACCTTTTTTAATTAGTATTTCCATTTTTATTTATATTTTTTATCTCTTTTATATATATATAAATATGTGTATATTTTGAAAAGTTCACCGGTTATATAAAAATATTTGATATTTCCAAATATTTTAAAGAATTTTAACATTTTATTTGGGAATATAAATAAAAAAGACTATATTTGTATTAGTTGTTGAGTTGTTTAAGTTGGTGTGCATCAGGAACTTTTTTTTCCAAAATGCACACTTTTTTTTTGGTTTTCTCATTTCTGTGCTCTATCTTTACACATACCTAATACTTATAAATATGAAAAGAAAACTTTTAAACATTGAAAAGCCTGTTGTAGAGTGGCTGAAAGCAAGTAAGGTATTTACTATTGAAGAGATGATGGAACACTTCAATTATAGTAAAAAGGAAGCATTACACAAGTTGTGCGTACTTCATATTAAGGAGCAAATTAACTTTATGTATAATGACGGTAAATTCTTTATGTGTTAAACGCACTTATAAACAATTTTTTTAAAAATTATGATAAAGTTTGAAAAACTTTTAAAGGGAACACTATATTTATATATAGATAAGGTATAAGGTTGAAATAATTATTGGTTAAGGGGTTTTTTTTCTGTGCTTTACACCCCTTAACCGCCAACCTAAAAAAAGCGCAGAGAAAATAAATTTTAAAGCACAGAAACAATGGAATGTAATTATTATCAAGTACCTAAGATTTTAGGTCATTTAACACCTTCAGAAACGGTTGTGTTCATTATAATGTATGACCAATGGAGATTGATGAAGAATGAAGACGGTTGGTATTACAGAAGCCAAACATCTTTATCAGAGGACTGCGGACTATCACCTAAAACAGTTCAACGTTGCGTAAAATCATTAGTTGAGAAGAACATACTTCAGATAAAAAGGCATAATGACGGTAAGGTGAACGCTGAATATGACAAGGCAAATGATTATAGATTCATAATGGAGGAAATCATACAACTCTCCAAGAAGGGTACGTCAGACAACACCTTTGAAAGTGAGTGTGAAAGCCAAGATACAGAGAAGGGTACGTCAGACAACACCTTTAAAGATAAGAAGGTGGTCAAATTGACCACCTTTAACCCTATCTGTGAAAGCCAAGATACAGAGAAGGTGGTCAAAATTACTACCTTTAATGATGAAAATAGTAAAGAAGGTGGTCAAAATGACCATAAGAAGGTGGACAAATTTACCATAGAAGGTGGTCAAAATGACCTACCATATAATAATAAAAAAAATAAAAAAGAAAATAATAACAATACAAGTGCTACAGTATATAGTGCACTTGAGAATAAAAATTTAAATGAGTTAGAAACTATGGAAAATGTGTATTTAGAAATTGACGGACTTATAGATGAAATAGGTAATTATATGAATAACCTCAACGGAGGTGCAGGTGATATATATTGGGGTTGCATTGTAAAGGACTTCAACAGACTTAAAGAGTTATTACCTCAGGACAAATATGCAGAAGTGCGTCATATCTTCAAGGAACAACTGAAAGTAGATAACATCGACATTTCAAAGTTTACATCTAACGGAAAATAATAACCTCAAAACCTCAACTGATATGAAACAGGTAATAATGACATTAGCACTTATGTGCAGCGCATTAGTAAGCGCACAGGAAACGTATGACTACTATGACGTTCCATTTGAAGAGAGTATAGACAGTGTACTTAACTACGTCAGACATTTAGGCTATACGGTGGACGAGAAAACACAGACAGTACGTAATGAAAGTGAATATTTTCCTGAGTTTAACTGCAACGATACGTATATCAGTGCATTTCATACTGACGGCCGTTCAAGCATGAAAATAAAAATAACTCAGCGTTACACGGATAAAGAACCACGATTAATGTACGTTGTGTTTGTGTGGGATAAAAAAAGGTATATGCCTGTCAGTTTACGGCAGAAACCAAAAGAAAAGACAATCAATTACTGTGTCATCGGTCATGTGCTCTATCATAAAATAAGATGGAGAAACACGTTTGCGGTTGGACACGCAAACCCTTATTCACCTTCACGTGGCGGTGGTGGTGGAAGACGATACCACGTAACTGTCAATGGTAGAAGTTTTAGCGGTACAGTTTACAGGTAATTATAAAAAGCACCTCAACGAAAAAGCACCTCAAGTAGAGGTGTTTTTTTTATAATTTGAAAAACTTTTACATTTAGCACTATATTTATATATATAAACGCACTAATAACAATAAAAAACTATGGAATGGAAACCTATCAAAGATTATGAAAATTATTTTGTGTCACCTGACGGTAAGGTGAAGAACAGTCTTGGTAAAATAATGAAACCTCATCCTAACACGGTAAGCGGTTTGCTTCAAATTATGCTATGGAAAGAGGGGAGGCCAAAACTATTCTACGTTCATCGCTTAGTGGCTATGGCATTTGTGCATAATGACACAGGCAAGAACAACGTCTATCACATCAATGGTGACAAACAAGACAATAACGCATCTAACCTCACGTGGAGAAATGGAAGGGAAATACGGTAAATACACAAAACAGACACAGGACTTCATTACGGAAGTTGAGAAATTTTTAATTAAGAAATACGGTGACATACAACCTCATTGGGAGGGTCAGATAGAACTGTTGGCTACAAATTACGACATCTTTATACAGGCAAAGGAAAAGGTAAATGAAGAGGGGTTATTAGTTGAAAATCGTTTTGGCGGATTTGAACGTCATCCGTTGTTAAGCGTTATTCGTGACGCACACATACAGATAAACAAGGCGATACATGAGTTTGGTTTGTCACCTTCAGCATTGAGTAAAATAAAGGAATCTTCAACCGAGGAGGAGGAAGACGTTATAAAGGAACTTATTAATGGGTAAACAGTCACCATACACAAAATATGCGGAAGACGTTATAAGCGGCAGAGTTGTAGCGTGTAAGTACGTGCAACTCGCCTGTAAACGTTTTTTGAATATGGTAAATGATAACAAATACAACTTCTACCCCAAACGTGCTGACAGGGTTATTTCATTTATAGGAAGACTTAAGCACTTTACAGGCGGTCATAATCAGAAACCGTTTATTTTGCAGGATTGGCAGAAATTTATTATTTACAACCTTTATGGTTTTTACAAAAAGGACGGAACACGGCTGTTTCGTAATGCTTACATTGAAATAGCGAGAAAAAACGGAAAAACGGCATTGGTTGCTGCGCTATGTCTTTATCATCTGATTGCTGACAAGGAAAATAACGCACAGGTCATACTATCAGCAACGAGTGCCAAACAGGCAAAGATATGTTTTGAAATGTGTTCAAAATTTCTGCGTCCGTTAGACCCAAAAAGCAAGTATTTCAAGAGATATCGGGACAGCATTAAATTTGACGCAACTGACAGTGTGTTACATATCGTTGCGGCAGACGCAAAAAGATTGGACGGTTATAACGCTTCTATGTTTGTCTGTGACGAGTTACATGAGTTTCCCGATGGTAGTGTCTATAACGTACTGAAATCGTCACAGGGAATGCGAGAGCAGCCTTTAGCGGTGTGTATTACAACGGCAGGATTCAATTTAAGTAGTTTTTGCTATGGAATGCGCAGCACTATTATAGAACTTCTTCACGGTAAGATAGAAGATGACAGCCAATTTGGAATAATATTTACATTGGACGATGATGATAATTATGAAGATGAAAATGTATGGATTAAATCCTCGCCAAATTTGGGTGTTACGGTCAAAAAGGAAGCGATAAGGGAACAGGCACTACAGGCAAAGAATAACCCAACATTACTTACATCGTATTTGACAAAGTTGCAGAATGTGTGGTTACACTCTTCAGAAGAATGGATTGCGCAGGATTACATTTTAAAGGCACAAAAACAGTTCAAATATAAAGATTTTGAAGAACCTTTTGCCTATTTAGGCGTTGACTTGGGAGCAACGAGTGACTTGACGGCTGTAAGTGTGATGATACCCCAAAACGACACATATTATTTCAGGAATTATTATTTCCTTCCTGACGAGTGTCTGAAATTGCACCCCAATAAAGAGTTATACAGGTCGTGGGTCTTAAAAAACAATCTGATTGTGACAGAGGGTAATGTCTGCGATTACGATGTAGTACTTAACACTATTCTGAAACTCAACGATGAAATACAGATTGTAAATATTGCCTACGATAGTTGGAATGCTACGAGTTGGGCGGCAGACGCAACAGAACAAGGTCTGCAATTATTGCCGTTTTCGCAGTCAATAGCGTCTTTAAACAGACCAACGAAGGAGTTGGCGAGACTTATATTGTCAGGAAAAGTGGTTTTATTTGATAACCCAATAGACAGGTTTTGTTTTCAAAACGTAGTAATAAAACGTGACTACAACGACAATGAAAGACCAACCAAAATGAGTTATAACGAGAAAATTGACGGTGTGATGGCGATGATAAACGCATTGGGGGGGTATTTGACAACAAATCACTTCAATAATGACATTTTTGCTTTTAATTTTGAAAATAATTGAGATTATCATAATATTTATAATAAAACGACTATATACTTAAAAAAGTAAATGGGATTTTTTGGTTTCAAGAAAAGACAGGAAAAAGAAAAAAGGGAACTTACGACAGTTTCGTACGGTGAAGCGTTGACTTTTGGTACGGTTTACAATCGTTATACAGCAATGAACATTTCTGCTGTATTCGCTGCCGTTAACCTTATCTCAAACACATTGGCGATGCTTCCTGTAAAAGTGTTGGTAACTGACACTGATGGAAAAAACGAGTTGGAAAACCATCCGTTAAATTTGGTATTTGGCAATTGCGACAATGACAATTTGTTGTCACGTTTTACATTAATCAAACTCATTGTTCAATCAGTCATTTTAAAAGGGAATGCGTTCTGTTACATTTACCGTGCGCAAGACGGAACGGTTTTGGGTTTAAGATTTTTGGAAGCGTCAGACGTTGTAATTTACTATAACAAGCAAAAGGACTTGTTATATTATGACTGTCCAATTGTTTCAAAAAAACATATTGAACCAATTAATATGCTCCATTTCATACTCCACACTTATGACGGAATTAACGGTTTAAGTGTGTTATCTTTTGCAAATAGAACGCTAAACATTACAAATGCATCAGAGAACAGCGCAAAGTATTTTTTTGAAAACGGGATGAACGTCAATGGACTTTTAAAGGTGAACACACCGATAAATCAGAAACAAAAGGATGAAATCAGACAAAGTTGGAATCAAGCATATAGCGGTAGCGGTGGCGGTTTGGCAATCATTAATGCAAATATGGAATACCAACAGTTGCAATTAAGTCCTGAGGACAGCCAATTATTGGCATCAAGACAGTTCAACGTTGCAGACATTGCAAGATTCTTCAACATTAACCCTCTTCTGTTGGGTGGTGAAAGCAGTGCAACTTATTCCTCTTTGGAAATGCTTCAGAATGCTTTCCTTGTCCATACCCTACAGCCTTATATCAGTATGATAGAATGTGAGTTAAACAGAAAATTACTCAAACCATCAGAAAGCAATTTGAACATCATACTTGAGACCAATGACCTTATGAGGATAGACAAACAAAGTCAGGCCAACTACTACGGTTCAATGGTTAAAAACGGCATATTAACTTTGAATGAAGTAAGAAAAGAATTAGGCTACAACAGTATAGGTGAGAGCGGTGATAAAAATTTCATACCATTCACAGACATTTCACAGAACACTATAAATAAGGACACAAATAACACAGAAGATGAAAGCAGTATTAGAGAAGATTAAGGACATCAAAAATTTTGAGGGTCTTTACCAAATAACTGACCACGGCAATGTAATCAGTCTAAATTACAGAGGAAATGGGAAAGCAAAGTATTTAAAACCATCTAAATGTGGTAGTGGTTATCCTTACGTAGTTTTATATAAAAATCATAAACCAAAAAATTGCCATATTCATAAACTTGTGGCTGAAGCATTTTTGCCAAACCCCAACAACTTATATGAGATTAACCATAAGGATGAAATTAAAACCAACAACTATGTCGGTAATCTTGAATGGTGTACACATGAGTATAATTATCATTACGGAACACGTATTGAAAGAGTGGCACAATCACTCTCTATTCCTATTTTACAGTACACAATTGACGGAAAATTGGTGAAAGAGTGGAAAAGTATAAATGAAGCAGGAAGGAATGGCTTTATTTGTACAAATATAGTAAAGTGTTGTAAGGGGAAATATGGACATAAAACCCACAAAGGTTATATTTGGAAATATAAAGAAGAAAACACCAATGAGAAAGAATGACAAGAATTTACCCAAACTCAGATATAAAGTTTGATATTAACACCATCAAGAATATTGGTGATTATTTTGTTATCAAATTCTACACGGTTAATCCAAGTTTCTGTGTAAGCAAGACTGACCAAGACCTGTTTGAAGAAAAATACATCAAACTCAATTGGTCTGAGTTAGAACCATTAGGGCAGGGAGTGTTGCAATATATAGTTAACAAGTCAAGACAAGATGAAGATTTTGATGACCAAACGTTTGACACTTCATTTTCAAGGACAACTGATTATTTCATCTGTTCTGACATTGAAGGGAGAAATCAAGGAATGATTGACCTAATTGAAAGGGATGTGACATCAATTGACATTCCAAGCGGAACAACAACAATTGGCCTTTATGCTTTATCCTTTTGCGGAGACCTTACAAGAGTAACAATTCCAAATTCTGTGACGGAAATAGGAGATAGTGCATTCAGAAGTTGTACAAAACTTGGAAACATAACAATACCAAACAGTGTCACTTCAATTGGTAATAATGCTTTCTATGGTTGTACAAAACTTACAAACATAACAATACCAAACAGTGTTACTTCAATTGGTTATTCTGCTTTTCATAATTGCATCAGGCTTGCAAGTGTAACAGTT